CAACTTGTTGATAAAATGGATTTACATATTTTCCACCTATAACCGGCATTTTACCTCCTACTGTTCAATTCTGAAATCATAGCAGAAATCGGTGCATACTCATCAAAATAAGGAATACGAATTACTAAACCAGGTGGGACAAATAAAGAACCGTGTCCAATTCCGTTTGCCTTTGCGATTACGTGCCAGAATAATTCATCCCCGTAAAACTCTTTAGCAAGATTATCCAACCTATCACCCTCTTGTGCAAGGATGTAGGTATCATCTGCGTGAAGCGTACTGAAGGTGGGGTAGATAGTCGTCTCTAACCTTCGAACAGATGACACAGAACCTTCTGTGTTTATCTTCCTAGCATTAGTTACGATGTTTGCATTTTCATATCGTGATGACATTATTACATCCTTCCGTTATTAGTAACCGGGAACATTTGCAGTTTGATTCTTTTTCAAGTTGAATGTCTTTCTCATATAGTAAACAGCTGCCGCTTTACCAGCAGGAATTCCTTCGTAACCCTCCAATGCAGCTTTTCTGAGTGCTTCGAGGTGTGTTCTAAATGTTGCATCCTTTGGTTTTTTCGATGACCACAGCGCGTCATATGCTTTGTTTTCCTCACTACTTATAGCGACCCAAGTCGTCAAACCGGTTGGTAGTGGTGATGGTGGGATAACCCCGTCTTTTGGACGTGGTATCGGTGAATCCGTCTTACCATCCTTCTTATCCGTATTTGCAGGAGGTGTTTTACTTGTAGTCGAACTTGTACTTCCATTTTGACCAGCTTGTAGTAGTGCAACACCCGTCAAGTTTTCTCTTGCCGTGTTGGCCCGAACGATTGGTACACCCGGTATCGGTGTGTATGAACCACTCATCATTTGTTCAAGTGCAGTTGCCTGCGTCTTTGGTAAGGCACTTGGATTTACAAAATTACTCGTTGGTGTTGCCGCGTTTGGTTTTTCTGTGGCGGAACCACTTGTTTGCGTTCCATTCGACTTTTGAGGATCTGGTTCAGGGTCACTCGGGTCAGGAGAAACCGTGATAGTTTGTATTGGTTTTGCCGCATATGGTTTACCATTGTCATATCCTGTGTAAATAACCGGAGTTCCCTTGTCCTCATACTCAACAAAGTAGTTGACACGATTTGGTGAGTTGTGTGGAATAAGTCCCGTCTCAACATTGGTTCCGGTTGTTGTATCGTCGTATAGACTGTACATGACACCACGGAACTCTGGTCGGTAAACACCAACAGGTACGAATGAAACACTAACATCAATGTGTTTAGGTAATTGAAGAACGCCAGGCGAACTTAGTGCCTTTATAGTTGCGTCATTCAAGTTCATATCTTCAGGTAACTTAGCGGTTTCCCAAGTTGTTTGTTGATTATCAAACGTATAGCTCAATGAAGAAATGTATCCCGGCATTTTACGATACAAGTGACCTATGTTCAGACGAACCATTGGGCCTCTCATAAATCCGTTATCACGATATTCAGGTGCCGTCCATGACGCAAGATAATTCAATTTACGCCATGATGCACGCATCTCATCACGAGAACCAATGTGTACGGTAAAGTCAAACGATACCTCACGCTCATAACCTTGGTAAACGTAAAGTGGATCTGCACGACCCATGTACTTTACTGAATTCCAAGATGGTTTATGGTTATCTGTGATACTACCGAATGTTGCTCGGAATACAATAATCTCAGCAGGACAGTTATCGTGTCCTTGTAACACAAGACTTGAGAAGTAAAATTCAATCAAGTCACGTGTACCATTCACACCACTTTCTGCCAAAGTTGTATTACCCAACTCGTATGCCAATCCAGTATTGATATTGAAGTTTGCCCTCTTGTAATCAATAATGTTTATTCTGTCACCACGGAAGTACTGTCCTTCTTTTTGAATAGGTACACCATAGTCTCTAAACTCTTTGTTTCCGTTTTGTTGTATGATTTCGGGGTTGTCAAACTTCGCATATCTAACACTACTAATGAACGGTTGATCTCGACGTACACCTGGTCTACCTTGGTCACCAAATCCATAACGTTCTGAAAGATTACGAGTCCCAAATCTTGCTATGTTTGGGTTGGTTACAAAAGCACGACCCTGATCATCCGCTTGTGAGCCCGATGCAAAATCAACTCCCACGTCCGCCCTAAAGTCATTGAAGTACTTGTTGTTCAATCTGTTGTTTCGACGTAGTTTATCATAGTTTGCAGTTCTGTACTGTTTTATCAAACTATCCTTGTCAACATTATCAGGATGAACTGAATTTGCAAGTAACGTTTCGGTCTTACCAAGATTGATGGAGGTTCGTCTTTCTGTTCTCGAGAATTGTGTATCGTGTCTCGGACTGTATGGGTTTACTCCACTGATGATGTTGTTCTGTTCCTGTTGTATGTTCGGACTACCAGCTTCTTGTGATACATCATTCAATTCTTTCGGTCCACCCGGTAAAAGGTACGAAAGTGCCTTGAGTAAACCACCGACTCCATTTTCTTTTAGGTATGAACCGTAAGTTGTTGAATACGCATAAAAGGTATCACGTCTTGACTCAGGTGTATACGTTGGTTCACGTTGTGCTCGTAAATCTGGAGCAGTAGTGTAGTGAACGAGGTACGGGTGGGTCGATCTGTGAATACGTGTACCACCTATACCTAAGAACGAGCTTGGGCCACCAAAGTTTGAAGAGATACGTACTATCTCAGAGTTTCCACTTATATCCTGTGGTATAGATGGTGGTGGAGTCGGTTGCTGACCTTCCTGGTCGGTAGGTGTTGGTGTTTGTGATGGTGTAATTGAAGGCGTGAATGAGTTAGGTAATAATTCCTTCATCAAACCAATCAAACGATTGTAATTTGTTTTGTTATCTGTGGTTGGTTTTTCTAATTGACTAAACTGTCCCTCGGCAGTTCCTTGTGCAGTTAGTTGTAATTCACGTGCAACAGTTGCCTTTTCATACATATTCAGTCTACCACTGTCAAGTAGGTCGAGAGTACTTATACCATGTCTCGGTATATGGAAACCAACCCTTGCGGTTGCAACGTTTGCAATTACCGATAGTGGATTGAATGTCAGTGTTGTTGATACCCCCGCAATTTGACTCAACTCGTTAGATGGATTTATATCCACAACCGGGTTCATAAATTGAAGTCCAACTTGTCTTACATTCCAAGCAAGTCCTTTTATAGAAGTCAGGAATTTTCCAATGCGTTGTGAATCAAAGATTACACGATCAACCATAGTGGCTATACCAGCACGTGCAACACCATCATCAACACCACGGAAAATTCCACCCCAACGTTCAGGTTCCAACCCACCTTGAATACCACGGAGTACAAACGGTTGATTCCAAACAAAGTCATAATTGAAAGAATCATCACGGAGATTGAACTTGGAATACTGTGCATCCAACGGTGATGGCGAACGTCTTGTTATCGCCCACTTTGTTAGATAACCCCTTTGTTCTGTGTTGTCTTTTACACCACGTTCGTATTTGTTCTCATATGAACCAGCGATTCCACCTGTAACTATATCGGGTACTTGATTCTCAAGTGTTGCTGAAAGTGTACCATTTGACCACGGACGTTTGCCTAACGATAGTGGTGCATACTTCTCTTGATTGATTGTCTTTATACTACGTCTCTGTGCCCTTGCAGACTCTATATCAAATCTACGGGATGAGTCTTCGTCAAAACGAAGAACAGGATCGATAATAGGGTAGAGTGTACTTTCACCACCGGTCATTCCAACCATGAATCCTGTGCGTTCAGACGGTGTATATCCAAAAAATGTAGTGAACGGTACGTTTTTAGGTATCGCGAGATTTGATGAACCGGCAAATGAGAAACGAGAAAACTGTTGTGATAACTTTGTCTCAGTCGTTGAAAACAAACGAGTGAATCCTTCAACTGACTCTGGATTCTCAGCTGTTATTCCTAAGTAGTTTACTTCAGGTGCCTCTTGACGAGTTCCCGTCCAACCAAAGGTACTATCTCGTTGTGCAAGTTTTGATTCCACTTTGGATGTTATATCCACACCACCGTTTTTCAAGTCTTCATTTACTTTAGCGTTACCCGGTATACCGAACAAAGATTCACCAACATATTCTGATGTTAGTGACTGTGGAAATGAAGTAAATCCTGTTGCAGAAAGATCATTGAAGAAATTCGCTGTGTTTGCAGATTTTGGATCGCCCTTGAATGTGAATTGACTTGAGTCTTCCACATATTTGGTTTCATTCAAAGCAACCTTCAAATCAAAACCACTACCATTCGTGTTTCCAAGAAAATCAACGGGTGTTGGTGTAGAACCTTGGAATGTAAATGTACTAGAATCCTTCACATACTTTGTTTCAAGTAAAGGTGTCTTGTTTACAAACCCACTTCCGTTTGTGTCTGCAAAGAAGTTGATTTCCGTAGGCAGACCACCTTTGAATGTGTACTCCGATATGTCCTTTACATACTCGGAACTCAACTTCTGTGCAAATGTGGTAAATCCCTTACCTTGTGTATCCGTGAAAAAGTTAGTCTTTGGTGCAGACCTATTTGCACCTTTGAATGTAAACTCGGAACCATCTTTTACATACTTGGTTACCATTCGTTGTGGGAATTTTTCAAATCCCTTTGTTGCAAACTTCTTGGTCAGGTCAACGTAGTCAGTCTCAGGTGCAGACTGTGCACTTCCATCGAAAACAAATCTCGAGGCATCACGAACATATCGTGTTACCATAGACGGTGCTATTTTCTCAAATCCCTTTGTTGTACTACTACGTATCAGGTCGAACTGGTCAACCTCAGGTGCACTCTGTTTGTTACCATCCCAATCATAGATAGAAGAATTTGGTATGTACTTTGAATCATAGAGTTGTGCAAACCTATGGAATCCTGTTGAAGTGCTCTGACCATTCAAGTCAAAGTAATTCACTTCAGGTGCTTCTTGTTTATTACCGTCCCAATCAAATCGTGAAGACTGATGGATATACTTTGTATCGTATTGTTGAGCAAATCTATGAAATCCCGTTGTAGTGTTTGTACCATTCAAATCAAAGTAGTTTACCTCGGGAGAATTATTCTTATCACCAGCAAAGGTAAACACAGATGAATCAGACACATACTTGGTATCAAGTGCCTGTGCAAATCTATGAAATCCTGAAGTCGTGTTTCTTCCATTCAAATCGAAGTAATTGACCTCAGGTGACTCGGTTGGATTTCCTTTGAACGTAAATAGCGATGAGTCGGGAACATACTTTGAATCCAAAGATTGTGGAAATCTGTGGAATCCTGTAGTAGTGTGAGTGGCACTCACATCGAAGTAATTTACTTCAGGTGCATTTTGATTATTACCATCCCAATCATAAGTTGAGGACTCGTGTACAAACTTTGAATCATAGAGTTGTGCAAATCTGTGGAATCCGATGGTAGTATTCGTACCATTCAAATCAAAGTAGTTTACCTCCGGTGAGGATTGTCTATCGCCACCCCAAGTAAATGCAGAGGCATCACTGACATACTTTGTATCATACAACTGTGGAAATGTTTGAAATCCAGCATTTGTGTACTGACCTGTTACATCAAAGTAGTTTACGGCTGGCGCAGATTGTCCAACCCCATCAAAGTCATAGATTGATGAGTCAGGTATGTATCTTGAATCATATATCTGAGCAAAACGGTGGAAACCATTTGAATTCTGACCGGTGACATCAAAGTAGTCCACTTCTGGTGCCTGACCACTCTTGCCCTTCCAAACAAATTCGGATGCATCTTGTTTATACGCAGTTTCATATTGAATCACAAATGTCTTGAATCCGTCAGATGCGTATTGTTTAGTTACATCAAAGTAATCTACACCGGTTGGTCTTGAAAATCCAAACTTAGAACTTTCAGTATTGTAATCAGTCTCACCCACACTAGCAAACTTTTTGAACCCCACACCGTTTGTATCGGTTATGAAGTTTGTTGTTGGTGCGGCTGAACTGTTACCACTCCACCCAAATACAGAATCACCAGTGTATTCAGTTGAACCTTGTTGTGCCCTTACAACAAAACCTCTTGCATTTGTGTCCGGGAAGAAGTTTACTTGTTGAGTACCAACTATTGCAAGTGAAGTACCTTCGGTATTTTCGTGTCTACCACCTGGAATTGTCTTTATTACCGTATCCACGTTCAACGATGACCTGTCAGTTGTTTGTACGGATTCCAAGTCATAACGTTCAGTATCAGGTTCTTGTGTTGGCTCGATATTTGCCAATCTCGAAGTTGTTACGAATCGAACTGGTTTTTCATCACGATTCAGAAAACTCTCGTCACCCGCTAAATGAAACTCCCCGTTCTGAACACGAAAGACTTTTGTGTTTGGATCTACAACAAGACCTTGCTTTATTGTCTCTGTTATGATGTTTGGTGTCTGTGCCTCGGGTACGAGTATCAATAGTTCAGACTTCTGAAGTGCAAGATTCGGGTCAATCACGTTATTGAGTGGTGAAAACAAATCCTTATTGATTACAACCGATTGTCCACTTCTATCCGTTGACTGTTCGGGACGTGTAATTGGTATGTTTGGGTTTGTAACGTTACCACTCTCAGTTCTTATTTCCGTTCCACCGATGACAGTACGAGCCGGTGACAGATTCGGTGATTGTGCACCTCTTTCAATTTGTTGTTCTGGTCTTGTGATTTCTATTTCAGGAATGACGATGTTGTTTGTTGTATCATTCTCAACACGCACAACATCAATTGGTGAGTTCAAGTTATTTGTCCCAACATTTGTCTTTGTAACAATGATGTTAGATTTATCTAATCGACTAACAAACACTTCCTGACGTATATCGTCAAAACGTGATTGCACTTTATCCAATGATAGAGCATTCACATTTCGTAGACTAAATTCCTTATTGATATTCGAAAGACGTGACACGGAGTTTAGTGTCATATCTTCCATTGCAACTTTGATGATGTCATCAAGACGGGTTGAGTTCAGTTTCGTCTCAACCGGAGTAGTGTTGAATTTCTCGACCTGTGTTCTACGCGAAGACAACTTGTCCTCTATTGGAGTTTGGTCTGGTCTTGCAATCTGTTGTTGCATAGACTTCAGTTTCTCAGTTATCGGTTGGAACGTTGCAAAGTTTTTGTTACTCGTGGCTTTAGATGCCTCGGGTGTACTCTTAGGTTCCCTTGAAACTTCAGAACGAAATTTTGATAGGTCGGATTGTAAATCTACTAAAGCCATAGTCCTCTACTGTTGTTTCATATAAATATGGAATGGTGAGGATTATTAGGCAGTTCTACCATAGGTGTTATCTACCTTCACGTTGTATGCAGACTTGAAGTCTATTTGTGTCTTTATCTCGTCAATGACTCTTTCACCAAACTTGATTACAGTTGGTGTATTAGCTGCCTGAGTCATTACGTTGATAAGTGTATCGAGCTTCTTCTCTACGTTTGCCATTGGGTTACCGGCACCTTCTTTACCACCACCTTGTTGTGTCAGTCCAATACCAACGGGTTGTGCCGTTTGACTTTGTGTTGAGAACATTCCACCAAATATACCACCCCCACCTGTTTGTGCGGCTTTTACTTCTTCCATCTTTTCAATGATGGTGTCAATCTTATCTGTGTCAAAGTCTTTCATCTTACCAATTTGGTCGGCGAAGTAACCAAACGCATCGGCAAGTGAACGTATAGCCAATGAAACACCATCTAACTTCGATGGATCCAACTTTGCCATAATATCCATTATCTGTTCAACCGGCGACTTAGCGCCAAACATGGCAGATAACCCGGCACCTATACCACTCATCAATCCACCGGCACCAAAGTTTAGAATTGCCTCACCGAGTATTCCTAACTTGTCAGCAACACCTTCGAGTTTTTCATCGTCGATTGCAGTAAGCTTTTCAATATCCTTTGTTATGTTCTGTAGTGCAACCGAACCAAGTGCAATCGCCGATGCAACAACGAGGAGACCGGCACCTAATACAACGAGTGCAGCTCCAAGTGCAATGAATCCAACAATACCGGCGGCAAATAAAGCACCACCAACACCCGATGATATGATTGCCCCGAGTCCAAGTACAGCCGCTGTCAATCCGACTAATGCGATGGCGGCTATTCCAAGGGTTTCTAACTTTATATTTTCGAACATCTGTAAGGCACCACCAAGTATGTATAGTGCACCCGCCATTGCAATCAACGCTATACCACCCTCTATCAATGAACCCTTCATCTTTGATATTGCGAATAAGACGACGGTCAGTCCCAATAAAGCAAGACCAGCTTTACCCATGTCTTCTATATTTACAGTTGCGAATTCTTGGAGTGCCTTGGCGGTAACCCACAGAGCAGCGGCTACTACGAGTAATGCAGCTGCCCCTTGTAACATTTTCTTTGCATCAAGTTTCTCGAAGAACTCAGATATTCCACCACCTTTCTTCGGAGAAGCGGCTTCGGTTGAGGACAGTGCATCGGCTCCATCCGAAACCAAGTCGTCTGCCTTATCACTAAGCAAACCCGTTGCCTTATCTGTTACAGAGTCCTTAGCCTTATCAGCCAAATTTGAAGCAACGTCTTCACCAGCCTCGGATACTTTTTCTGTTGCGGCTTCCTGTGCCTTTTCTGTCAAACTTGAAACCGCATCCTCTGCCTTGTCACCGACTTTTTCAGCAATACCACCGGCCTTGTCTGCAAGTTCATCCATGACTTCAGACCCCGGTCCTTTGATGTAATCGAACAACTTCGATGCACCATCCTTTATTGCACCGAAACCATCCTTTACAAGACCGATACCGTCCTTTATCTTCTTACCGATGTATACTGTTGCGATTAGACCAAGTAATCCAGCAACAGTCCACAGAATTGGTTCAAGTAGTTTTGCACTGTCAACAACACTCAAGAACTTATCAGCCATCTCGATGAGTGGTGTAATCATCTTTGCCAACTTCTCTTGTATTTTCGTCATTGCATCCGCAAGTTTCTTCTTTGTTTCTTCGGATTCTTTTTCTTTCGCCAAGTTTCTAACATAGTCTTTATATGCCTGACTTCCACCTTTTGCTAATTCCTTATTTAGTTCTTCGGCATTCATCTCCTGAAGCTTCTTCATCTTTGCATCGTCGATACCGAGTTCTTTCAGTTTCTCCGCGTTCGTCAACATTGTAGTCATTTGTTCAACAGTCATACCCATAGCATCTGCCATAGATTTCTGTTGGAGTGGCCCCATTGCCTGAAACTCTTTCAGGGAACCAGCTTGTCTCAACAATTCGTCTTGGAGAGAAGCCACATCGCCCTGAAGGGCATATGCACGAGCTGCATCAAGATTGAGATTCTTACCTGTTAGGACACGTGCCTCCATTTCTTTTTCGAGAGAAGACTCAATGTCCAGCATTCCCATACCGATGTCCTGAACTTGTTTCAGTTCCATACCAAGTAACTTTGCCTTTGCGGCCGCCTTGATAAGTTCTTGTGTTCCACCCTTGAATCCAACCGCAACTTCTTTTGGAACCTTTGAAAGTAACTTCAATGATTCCTTACTTGTCATCAAACCTTTGTTTAGAGTTGTTGCTTCTGCGGTGAGTTGACCCATACTCTTGCCGGACATTGTGGCAAGGTCGTTGATGTTTTTGATTTCATCGGATGATAAACCAAACTTCTCACTCAATACAGTTGTATCTTTTACAAGTTGTTTTGCCTTCTCGTCACCAGCGGCGAACTTAGAGGCAATATCAAGACCACCCATTATTTCAGATGCAGTCTGTACACCCTTAGCTACCTCGGCTGCATTTACACCAACGATTCCCATTTCACCTGCAACGTCTGTTGCGGCGTGATGAAGTTCTATCGCTTCATGTTTCGATATTCCTAAGTCTTGACCAAGTTTTGAAACTTCCTCGTCTACCTTACCAAAAGATTCAGCTATGAAACTAACTATTGATAGAAGTCCACCAATAGCGAGTGCCTTCATAAACATAGGTGCCATGTTGAGAAGTCCCTTCATACCAGCACCGGCTGCCTTCAGACCACCAACTAAACCTTTCTCACCTTTCATCTCAGCAGCGATATTGACGAACGTTGCACCAACTTTTTCTTTTACTTCAGACTGAATCTTATCGAAACTGAAACCTTCTCGTATTGCACCCTTTATATCAAGTTCCATTATCCTATCAAATGTACCGAGAACTTTCTTCGCACTATCAGATGCATCTGAGAGTGCTTTGTTTTGCAATTCAAGTGATGATACAACTTTCTTATCAAGTTCAAGTCGTCGTTCCAATGACTCAAGCTCTTCTTTTGACATATCACTCTTGCCACTTTCAAATTGGCTACGCTTGTATGCTAAATCGGCCTGGCGTTCTTCAATCATTTCTTGTTGTCTTGAAAGGTCGAGTTTTTTGTATTCACCCTTTGACGCTTCTCCAGCTGATTTCGTTATATCACGTTGAACCGAAAGAATACTCTTTGCCGTCTCTTCATGATCTTCATATGCATCCATGAAAGATTCTGACACAGAGCCCTGCCTCTGTATCAGTTGTATGAGACCCTTGGCCTCAGCGTTTTGTTGCCTCATGTATATTAGACTAATGTCTTGTGATTTTGCCCATACTTGAGATGCACCAGTCAATTTCTCTTGAGAACTCGTTGCAAGAATGGTGGACTTTGCTCGGTCATCCGCCATTTTTGTCATATCGTCTTGTTGGCGTTTTCCAATTTTCAACAAATCTTGTGCAAGATTCTTTTGGTCTAAACCAATCTTGTTCCGTTCTTCTTGAAGCTTATTTAGTTTTTCTTCACGTTTATACCACTCTTCATGTTCTTCATCTATTTCTTTCTGAAGCTTTTTGGCTAATTCAGTTTCACCTTTTCCAATAGTCTTCAACTTATTGAGTCTTTCAGTTTTTTTCGTGATAGACTCTACTAGCTTCTCCGTTTCAAGAAACTCATCATTCGTCTCTTTGACTATCTGCTTGAATTTTTCCGCACCCTTTTGTTTTTCCGTGAATTTGGACGCACGTTCTTCCCTCACATTTGGTGTGGGGTTTCCTTGAGATTGGTTTGTTTGTTGGTCTTTTCTTTTAGCCATTTACCGACTCATCCCTTGTAACGGAATTTATTCTCTCTTTCTTCTGCATCTTTACAACGTTCAGGATACTTCTTGCAGTACTCTGTCAAGTGGTTATCTATCTCAGCGTATGTATCATTCATACGTTTTACCGTAGCCATGAGTTTTTGATCGCCTTTGAACGCACGTTCGAGTGCAGCGATTTTACGTCTTGAAATAAAGTCGATAATCATATCAAGTAGACTTTGTTTGACCGTTTCCATTCATTCCTCCATAAAAAGTAGGGTTTACATACCTATAAATATGTAAACCCTGAAGATTATCGTTTTGTTGGTGGAGAAAACGTTGGTACAGTTCGTTTTGCCTTACTGTATTCAGAACTCTCCGCTTTGTTCTTTGTTTCTATTGCCTTCGTCACCTGTTGTATGTAAAAACGTCTCAGGTGAATTGGTAGTGAATAAACATCATCCCATATGAATCCACCTTTTCCATAATAACACAGTGAAAAGATTTCCTCATGCAATCCTAATTTATACTCAGTTCCCAGGCCAAAAAAATGAAACATCCATCGGAATGTCCATCTCCTTTACCTCACCCGTTGCATCTGAAACAAATGTAAACGTCATATCGAGGTCGGGAGATATTTCCTTCATATATGAACGTAAGGCACGTGAATCGAGTGCAAACAGTTCGTTATCTACGAAGTTGTTTATTGCCGCTCGACCCATTTCACCATCCACTGCTATGATAACGTTCTTCAACCGTGTTGTCAATTCATTATCAATACCCGTGCGTACTTTTGTTTTATTCATACCCTTGATTTCTGTTTGGATTTGTTTTTCCAAACCATGTGTCATTAGACGGAAGGTGACAACCCGCTTTGACTGCGGCAACTCAAAATCAAATTCATTCTGTCTGGACTCTAATAGAGAATAATCCACCTCCTTGTGCTCTATTTGAGTAAGGTCTATTGTAACTTTTTGTTTTGTTCCCGGCGAAAACGGGTCGTCAACTTCTACCGTGTAATCCTTACCATACCCTAAAATTCTTGCAGCAACCATCACAGCATTCTTATCACCGATGTGTAGGTCTGAGTAGTTCATTGGAGTAACGATTAGTGACTCAAACAACTTATCCAAGACCACACCCTGTTTGATAAGGTTCTGTGAGGTTAGAATATCCTCTTCCTTTGCAGTCATATACTTCATCTCAATCACACCTTCTCCAAGTGGATGTCCTTCTGGATAAAGTAATCCTCTTGATGGGAGTGGTATGATTTCTGTTGGGAAGTTCGACTTCTTGACGGACGTTTGCTTGAAATCCGCCATCAAATTGGCTTTCAATTCTTCGTCAGACATCTCCATAGCTGTCTGTGGGAGATTGTATCCCGTTGGGACTTTTGACATAACTAAATCCTGTTACTAATGAAACAATGTTATTGTAATTCGAGCTATTACTGAATCTTTTTTGCAAGTGTTTTCAGATCACTTACATCCCTATTGGCACCCTTGAATTTAGTCTTCAGTCCAGCGAATAGAGCTTTGATCTTATCCTTTATAGTACCAAACAAAGTTCCTTCACCAACACGTTGAACACCAAGTGAAGCACTTACCTTTGTGATAGTTTTTGTGCTCTCGAGTGTCTCATTGAGAATGTCTTTTATCTTCTGATTCACCTTCGTTAGTGCCAAATCAAATGCCTGCTTGTAACTGGTATTCGTTCTTTCATAAGCACTTCGCTTTATGGTCAATAAGAACTTCTTCGTCTCAATTGCCTTTTGTCCAAGTGCCTGTACTTCTTCCATAAGAGGGAGTAGTTCATCATTTAGATCGTTATATTCAGTTTTGAGTTTATTGAGGTGAGCCGTAACTTGATCTATTTCACCTGAAAGTTCTGCATATCGTTCTATCTTTTCTTCGATTTGCTCAAAAGGAAGCACTGCTTCATGAAGTTTCTTACGAATACCTCTTAGTGTTTTTTCAGACTCTTCTAAGAGTTCTTTTCTACTTGATAGTTGCATTGATTCTACCTCAGTTGAATGATACCGTTACCTATAGTAATAAATATGGGCACGTCGAGAAAAACCCAACGTACCCATAAAAATGTTGACTTCAAAGATTAGTATTGAAGTATAGCGTAATCATAAGCAAGGGTGAGTGAAATTTCAACGAAGTTATCCGTTGACCAATCCATATCACCAAATGTTGTTGCTGTAATGAAAGCACCCTTCAGAGTCCATTCTTCGACCTTATCACCAACCGGGCCGAGAACGTTGAAAGTAATGTCCTTCTTGTAGAAGTCCGAATAACCATCACGACCTGTTACAGACTCGTGTGATAGACGAACCCACTCCATAACTGCTTGTGCAGCAGATGGAACAATCGGGTCATATAGCTTGATAGTCACGTCCTGCCATTCACCCTTACCCTTTACTTTACGCTTGACGTTGATGTGGTCAAGTGTGATTGGGTTGAAGTTGATATTTGGTCTGCTCGCACCCTTGATAAGGTAAGCAGGAACGCCTTCAATGTACATGATAAACCTATTCGCAAGTTTAGGTTCATATGGGGTAAAAAATACTTCGGTAGGATCGAGTAATTCAGCCATTTATTTCTCCAAGTTTGAAAATCTCTCTTTCACATAAATATGGTTGCCAGAAAAAAACATCAGAATAGATTCCACATAATACGTTCCGCATCCGGTCTACTGATTGAGATGTTGTGTTTCTTAGCAGTATCTCTAATCCAAGTCTGACAATCCTTCATAAATGTCTTTGCCATATCAGAGTAACGTTTCATTTCAGTTTTGAACTGAGGATTCTTCATCACTTCTTTTTCAAGGATAGGATAATTTGTACCCGTGTCTTCTGATATGTCATAACGCACTTCTTCGTGTTCGATGTCATAGTATAATGATACAGGAACCTTTGCCGTTATGGCTACACTCATTTTCTTTCCTTCTACATTTATCATATCAGTGTAACGCTTATCAAATTTCTTATAGTTGCCGGTATCTGCACGTAGTCTATCAACTAGGAAGTTTGTTTCAGACTCGTTGAGTGTTGACTCTTCCTTCATCTTACCAAGTTCTTCCTCGGCTTCTTTTAGTAATTGTCTTCTCGATGATAGTTTCATTTGTATTTCCTTTTGTAAAAATTGGGGAGCCCGTTAGGACTCCCCATTTATTTCATTAGGCACCAGGGAATGCCGCACCTGTTGATTGAATGTTGAAGTCAAGAATGATGAATTCAGCAGTCTTAGCCGGTTGTAGGAACAACTGACCATACAGGATGTTACGGTCGATGATGTCAGGTGTATTGTTCGACTCGTCCATGATAACACGGAAGGCATAAAGACCTTGACGTTGTTGGATTGACTCAAGATATGGAGTAACAATGTTCAGGAAGCGTGTACGTGTTTGTGTTGTGTTTTGTTCGAACACAAGGTAACGTGTAGCGGATGCGATGAACTTCTTAGCTGCAATCAAGAGACGACGAACATTGATACGGTCAAGAGCAGATGGACGACCTTGAAGTGTCTTCTGACCCCATACACATACTCCTGTTGATGGGAATACTGCGATTGGGTTGATACGTGATTCATAAAGTTCATCACGTTCAGCGTGTGTCAGACGTGTCTTCACTTCAATAACTTCTGTGAGACCACCACGATTCAAACCAGCAGGAGCGAACCATTCAGCAGCAACACGGTCGTTGAAAGCGATAACACCAGGAAGAACAACTGAAGGTGGAACCCAAATTGGCTTGTTTCTATCGAAGTCAAGAATCTTGACCCAAGGATAGTATGTAGCGGCATAATTTGAATCGAATCCTTCTGTTGTTGATTTAGCAGCAGCAATATTTTCATTGATACCAACCAAATCCATCACATAGAAAGCATCACCACGGTCTTCGCAAACATCCTTCGCGTATGTTGTAATAGGTGAGTGGAGTGAGTGAACAACACCCGGTGTCACAATCATGTTGATGTCAAATTCATCAGGGTTAGATACAGCATCAATTGCCTTCTTGTATGAATCATATCCATCGGCTGAAGTCGTTGAGATGTCAAATCCCTGTGTGTTTCCTGACAACATATATGTACCTGTCTTCTTCTGAAGGTTTGGCTTGTGTCCATCAAATCCACCTTGGAACGGAAGCATAAACTTACGTGTATCGAGGGCAGTGTTTGATGTCAAGTCAATTGAGGCACTATATGATGTTGCTGCAGCTGGGAATCTAGCGCCAGCGGCCTGTTCGTAATCACCAAGATAGAAGTCTACATTTGAGCCAGTTGTTACACCCGAGGCAGGAAGTGGACGTAGATAATTGAAGTTATCATTCGACGCAAAATCATAATCAAATCCGTAATATACACGACGGTTGTATGAACCACCTGTGATTTGGTTTGCCTTATATGTTACAACAGCTGGTTGTGTGAACTGTTCTGGTATCGGTGTCTTAGGAGCACGGAATCCAAAAGGAACAAGTGTTGGTGTAACACCACCATTTGTTACTGCTTCAGTTGTCTCTACACGGATATACTTCGACTTGTTCGAGTAATCACCATTTACAACAACCTTACCTTCATCTGTGATTGTGATGTAACGATCACCAATTACACGTGCGATATACTTAGGTGAGTTCGGGTCAAGACTAACTTTGAACTGTTCTACGACGTTTGGACGAAGATCATCATCTTCTGTGTTGAACGGTGTCTGTGGAAGTTTTGATTGATCCACAAAACGAACAAGAACATCGAAGTCACCATACTCAGAACCAGCGATTGTTCCAGCTGGACGGATGTTTGCAATACCAACCTTTACTTCGTAGTTAGCATGAATACCGTGAGAAAGTGTGTGGAAACGGAAAAGATCTTGTGTTATGTTTCCAACCTTCTGTGATGTAACCCAAGGAGTTGACGCCTCAGAATAATCTTGTAGGAAGTTCCACGGTGATGATGTTGAACCGGTTTCAATCAGTACAGTTGTTGCTGGGTCAAGTGACAATGAAGAAGATGCTTGGTATCTGAAGTTTACGTAGTTGTAAACAGCATGAGTTCCATATGGGTTGTAACCGTAAAGGTCACCAATATATGCAGTTGACTCAGGATTGATAGAGGCACTGAAAGGAACACCATCTTCGTTTATTGCATTTGTAAATGCTGATGTATCGGTTGCAAAGTCACCGGCAACTGTTAGAACAAAACTACCACTCTTATTCGCTGACAGTGTTGAATCCGCAAACAAACTTGTTGAATCACCACTCGTTACAACAAATGTAGGGTGGAGGAAAGAAATCAATTTCTTACCCCAACTACCTGTTGCAACAAGAGCGATAGGATGCTTCAATTCGTATCCACCTGAACCGAGGACACGAACGATTGTTGCACTACCCGCATTGTTTAGGTAGCTTTTAGCTGTATATGGAAGGTATGACTGCTCATACGTTCCACCAAAATGTGTTACGAAGTCATTATATCCTTGAACTACCGTAGGAACAAAAGCCGGCCCCTTCATTGTTGGGCCGATAAGTGCTGCACCAATCTGTGCGATTCCCTGTGGTAGAAACGAAAGATCCTTCTCGACCGTAAACACGCCAGGACTTACAATTCTTTCATTAGCCACTATTTATCTCCAAAAAATTGTGTAATTATCTCTTCTATAAATATGGGTGAAAACCCCCAAACTTATTGAGTAGATGGTATAAATTTACCTGAGTCCAAGTCTAAAACTCCGTCGCCGTATTTTTCGTTCAATGATGCAACAAGCTTCTTCTCTTCGGCTTGAAGTTCATCATATGTAGTAAATAAGCTCTTACGTAAGTCTTCGATTTGCGTGAGTCTCTTTCTCAAGAGATGAAGTTCAACTTCGACTTGACCGATTTGTGCTGTGTTTGTTGCGTAGCGAGATTGTAAATCTTTCACTACCTGAATGTCTTCCGTTTGGAATTCTTTTGCCACGTTGTCTGACATAAAAACCTCTTTAGTTTATTGAAACAAGTATACCGATAAATATCAATCATTTTCCGTAGGATACACGTCTGGGCTGTTGCGAAGAGAAATTTCCGTGAAATCATTGAGTCTTCTACTCAACTCATCCACATTCGTATTATCAACGTCGTTCAGATTCTTGAACCCGGTACCTTGACCAGCTAGGTCACTCATAACACCGTCTATACTTCTGAATGCCTCAGAGACAAACTGTATTTTGTTTGCAGAAACAACTCGCTTTGTTGTATTTTGAGCAGCAACCGTCTTTGGTAACAGATAACCGTGAACAATCAACTGAAATGAAGCCCTTACTAATCTATCCTGTCCCGTAGTATTACTGTCTTCTAATGCGAATGAATCCGTGTTTGTTGAAAACTTGAAAAAGTTCCTTTCACCAAAAGATTGTCCGGCGAAATAAACGAACTGTTCTATTAGATAATTGAGTTGATTTTGGTACTCACACCAAACGATAAAGTCATACGAGACATCAACGTAATCAGGTATAGGTGTAACAAAATACTCAAAAGGTCTCTTATCTGCATTACCATACAACGTTGACCACTTGTCATATGGAGACTTTCTATTATACTTCGGTTGCATAATATACGATAATTGATTCGTATTAGCAACCTTATTTCTTCTCATTTCGTTTTTCATCGCTACATTTGAACGACGAAATGTGATGAGTGGTACAAGTGTCTTTCCTTTTTTATCCTTCAGATGTCCATTGCGTTGTATTGATGCCCACTTCTCTGCATTAGCATAGATTGTTGTAACGGGAACAGTTTCACCGTTGTCTTCTACCTTTAGTTGCATAGTCTGTTCGACGAAGGATTTCACCGCAAAGTCAATATCGTAAAGGGTGACCCCAATGTTTCTCATCTTATCTTGGTCACGACGTATTTGTGTCCCACGTCCACGACCATAGTCTATACGTGGATTCTGAACCGAGTTATTGTCATCTATAAAAGAATCCCGTGTTCTTTTCAGTGGTGCTTTTCTATATGGAGACGAGTTTTGTGGCATTAGATGTTATCCGGTAAATCATTGGTTTCATTGATTCTTGGGGCTGACCGTATCTCTTCCACATGGATACGAGAACGTCTTGTCAAGTGTGTATTTGCTATGATAGAAACGTTATGTCCCCATCTTTCGGTCGCGAAGGAGTAATCTGGATTCTTACCACCGAAGTATTGATTCTCTTGGATGGCATCTATCTCCCAATATTCACCGTTGTATTCTATAACATCACCCACCTCAACATAAGTCTCATAGTCTTTTAGTATCTCACGTATGAATCCAAAGTCACAGACTTGAGTGTAATCTTGTCCAAATTCCGTTCCTTCAAAAGTCTGTGGTTGGCGATTGATAAGTGATGGTATCTTTATAGGTGTGTGGTATATCTTCTTATCAGATTCATCATAGATGTTAGTTTTTGTGTCTTGTAACGATAACTTATAGAGACCAACCTCGGTATCAATGATGTCAACGATAAGTTCCATGTTGAACTTATGTACTAAACCAGCATCCCGTTGTCCATGAAATAGTGGCATCCGTTTATCCTACGTATATTCTGAGTGGTGTTCCGTTGAGAGAGGCATTTAGTGCCTCTGTCTCGAGTCTTTTTGCCTCTAATAACTTAGGACGGGTCATCGTGTCTAACATAGTTCGTAGTTGTTCTACCAAAGCTTGTTTTTCGGCTGTAGCTGCACTCAACAAATCAGCGGCGTTTAGAGATGTTTCTCCATTTGGAATTGGAATACTTCCATACTTACCACGGACATATCCCAACATCTCCTTTGCAAGTGCAAGACCAAAAGAATATATCCAAGTCTTACCGGCAGAATTGATCTGTGAATAGACCATATAATCATATGGTGCATTTGACATATCAGAGACAGTTCCATTTGGATACTTCAATGGATTTGAACGCTCTTCCTTTACGATGTAATCGATCCAAAGTTTGAAATCACGAACAGGTTTTGGGAAGATACGGAGTTGGTTGTTGATGAGCTCAAATGAATATGATGACTTTCTCATCAAATCATTGAACTCAATTGCCTGAATACGAAGTAAGTCTGCATACATAGGCATCAACATGAATGATACACCAGTTGAATAAGCACCGAATCCGAATGTATCTAACATCGCCTGATTACCCAAGTATGGGTCATAGAAACGAATAGATGCCGGTGGTGCATAGTGATGAACTTTCTTTATCTCAATAGAACTACTTGGATTGTGTACATCACGTATAAGTCTATCAAGATTGTACGTCTGTGTTGCCGTTGTAATATCAATTGATGCAGTGTAAAAGTTGACATTACCATTTGTGAACGTCTCAGAACCATACTCACTTGCAATCTGCACGACCCCTCCCATATTGGAGGATATGTTTCTATGTGTAAGATTTGATGCAGTAGGTGAACCGATCAAACTCAGTAGGTTCTGTTGTATGTTGAATTGATTGACGTGGTATGAATACTCATACACAGCTTCCTCAAAACAGGCATAAAAGTTGACATCCTGTAACTCGATGTCAACGATAGGATACCCCATACGCTTTCCACACCAATCAGAAAACCGGTCTATATCGTTTTGAAATAGTAAGTCTGAATCGAATGTTCCAAAGGGAGTACTTCCCGTAGTAAAACTCGATGACCCCGGCCATATAGGAATCTCTATCATTTACTTCTCTTGTTTCATGTCTTCGAAAAAGTTCAATATGTTGTCAACTATAGGATGACGATGATTAGTCTTCAACTCATAAGAACCAAACCCATCTATCTTTCCAGCCATATTAAATAAGTATGGAAATCCTGAGTCTTTCTTGTTTTTCAAGTCGCTCTGTGATACATCTCCCGTCAAAATCATCTTTGAGTTTACCCCCAAACGTGAGAGTATCATCTCCATCTGTGATTTTGTTACATTCTGTGTCTCGTCTACAATGACACAAGCACTAACAAACGTTCTACCGCGGAGGAAAGAGATAGGAGCAATCTCAATTGTATTGTCATTGATGTACTTGTCTATCTTTGGTTTACCGTACAGCATATACATATTTGCATGAATCGGTGCCAACCAAGGATCCATTTTTTCTTTGATATTACCGGGAAGAAACCCAATGTCTTCATTAGAGACGGTTGGTCTCGTGATAATGATACGTTCCACCTCACGATAGAATAGGTACTCAAGTGCAATCTGTGTTGCTAATAGTGTTTTTCCAGAGCCGGCTTTTCCTGTCAAAACTGAAATCGTATCGTTTAGAATTCTAGCCTTTACCTGTTTTTGTTCTTCATTCAGAGAGAGATTGAATTGTATTTTGTTCTTCAACTGTTTTCGTCCTTTCTTTATTCCTGTTACGTCTATACCCGAGATTTCTGTCTCATCAAAATTGACTTCAATGAATTCACCCTTGTTCATAATCTCTCCTACAATAGTTTAGAAAGTGTCTCCCCTATAACCTTACCGTCCTGTTTTAGTTCAACAAAAGAACTCTCCATGTTTTTTGTTTTATGTGTCCATTCAAACCCAACCATACCCATCAACTCAGAACCACGCATGATTGGATAAATAACCGCAGACTTCGTTCCACGTTGTGTGAAGAAGGCTCTTGTTAGAATATCATCTATAGCATCTACATTTGGAAAAATCGCTCGTTCGCTTAGAACGGATTCGAGTAACGAGGAGTAAAGAGTTGTCTGAAGATTCTGATACTCCTTGTACTCTGTACTCACACCCTCTTCCAATGCCTCATAGGTGGTTGAGAGTTTGTTCATAGACCGACCTGTTTTGAATTTACCACCGTTATGACGTTGGAGTATAAACGCACGTTGGCATCCATACTCATTCAATTGTTGTTCGAGTATAGTCTGTATGAGTTTCGACTGTGAAATTTCTCTGGTTACTTTCTTGTGTTTGTATTCACCGTACTTGTATTTTAGTAACCACGAGAGAAACACTCCAAGTAGTGTTACAAGGCTCGATACACCGAGGTCTATGAGGTTTATGTTATTCGTAAGCATCTCCATATTCCATAAATAGTTTGCTTGAAAAGAAAAAGGGTAGTAAGAATTACTACCCTTTCATCATAGTCAAAATTATTTTCAGGAAATGAAGATGAGTTTACCTTCTCGTAGTTTGAACTTTCCGTTTGGTTTATATCCGGCGGTCTGAACTTCTGGCTCACCACCTGTCTCAGCACCACTTTCTCCACCCTGAGAACCTGTGTATGCCTTTCTGGCGGCAAGAACAAGGTTGAACAAAATGTTACCAATTGTCCAAACAAAAAGGAATGTCTTCATTGCATCCCAGATACCATTCGCGAACGCAATCGCTGGTCCTAATCCGGGAACTAACCATTCAGCTGCTTTTCCGATTAGTTTAGCGGGACTGTAATCAGCTGTAAAATTCTTTACTACCAACTCTATTACTTCGGCGATAATAAGTGCAAATACAGGAAATGCAAATTTCCCGGGTCCACCCAAAAACTTCACCGCACCTGACATACTTTTTAGAAGTTCTGCCGCCTTCTTTTGAACGAATTCTTGTGCCAATTTTGCAATCGGTATCAGTGCATACTGTAGTGCCTTTACACCATACTTCAATATCTTCTTTAGGAACGGATTCGATACCGCATCTTCTAAGTGTGCTGCGCCGCCGGCTTCGGATAATCTACGTTTGTGTGCTTCGATTAGATTCTTCAATACAAGTGAATTACCAAAAAGTTCAGAACGTTCTGTCAAAAGTTCTTCATGTATTGCCGTATTCACTGATTCATTTTTTAGTTCTTCGAATCCGGTTTCTAAATCTTCAGGGTCTTTCTCAATTCCCGTATCATCAATGTTTCCTTTACCGGCAATAGTGTCTTGAAACCACTCTGCCTTTGTTGAAGTTACTTTTTCTTTCAAAGAATCAACAACCCACTTTCCGGTATCATATGCATTTGATAGGTCTGTACCTAATTGCTTCTTCTCATTGACATCATCTAATTTTGACATCGTTGCGTTCCATGAAGTAAGCATCTCGTCTACATAGCTTTGTAGTTCTTGTTTTATCATACCACCCGCCCAATCAAATGCCTTTCCGAACATTGTAGACATTTCATTTACAAACTCTTGAATCAGTTCTTTGAATTCAGACCAAGCTGCCTTTATTTTTGACCAACCGCCAACAACTATCTCTTTAGCCCTATCACCGAGTTTAGATAGTTTACTCCAAATATTACCGAGGAGTCCTTCACTCAATACTCGTGAATTCGGTTTGGATTCTGATATGATTTTCACAGAACGATCTATACGTCTCATTGTATTTTCGTTTAGTTGAGTGGTTTTTGTAGTCGAAAACAAAATGTTGATTGCCTTCACCTCATTTTCAGTAAAAAATCCAGAACTGAGCATTTTTGAGACATCTTGTTCACTCAGGGAAACATACTTCATTACATTTGAAAATTGACGTTGATGCATTCTTTTCTTACTCGTCACTTCGTTCAATAGATACTTCAGTGAAGTTTGTTTTTGTCTTTGGTTCATGTAAAAATCTCCGATAAATAAAGCGATACGTTAGCAATAAATATGGTCTACCAAAAGAAAAAGGGAGTGATTACTCACTCCCCTTCTCAATTTACGTCTATCTCAAAGATAGATTAGATGTCACCTAAGTCAGAAACTTGGATGAGACCGTAGAATTCAGGACGAACAATCTTCTTCGCGTAGCGAGTCATTACACCCTTACGTGGTGTGAAGTTCGTTGGATCATAGACCAACGGTGTCATCACGAGTGGGATGTACGGAGCGTATACCGCACCTGTTTCGAGGAACTGAGCTCCACGGAAACCGATGAGGATTTGGTTTTCAAGCATATATGGGTTCTTGTAAACTGTGATGCGGCCGTTGAGAGCACCAACCTTTTGAACACCCATCGCAAACTTCATACCTTCACCGTCTACAGCATATCCAGGAATTGATTCAAGGATTGTTGCAACTTGTGGTGAACATACGAGGAAGTTAGCACCACCACGAAGTGTCTTCTGGTGGATAACGTTTGATACCTTTTGGATCTTGGTGCCAAGTGTTTGGAACCATGTCTGTTGGTTGAAAGCAGCTGCATAAGCTTGAGCGTTTGTGTAATCTGTGAAGCCGTTTGAAGCACCATCAAATGTACGACCGATACGAGCTGACCATCTTTCTGTTGTCTGAGCGTTCTTGATAAGCATATCAAGGATTTCGAGATCGATTTCTTGTGAAATGTACTCAGAAAGCATTGATGTCAATTCTGCTTCAGCGTCGATTGAGTGGTAAGCGTTCAAGTCTTGAGCATATTCTGGTGTCCATACAGCCTTCAACTTACGTGTCTTAGCCACGATTGACTCGGAACGAAGTTCAAGATTGATTTCTGGAATACCAAGGTCTGAACCAAGTGGGGAAACTGCATTTCCATCTTCAAAGTCACCACGGTTCGATGCGACTGGTTGCTTCTGATAAGAAACAAATACATCATTCACAGGAACAGATGATGCAGAAACAACAAATGTGATTTGTGTGTTTGTTGCATTTGTGTATGTGAATTGTGGGAAGTATCCCTTGATTGTTGAACCACTAACCTTGAAAGCACGAACGCCTTCAAAATCAGGATTTGACAACGATGCAGTTGAAACTGTAACTGTGAAGAACTTACCACCATTGATGTCTGCGAGATAAGCGGCTTCAAATTCAGTATCGAATTCGTAAACTGCCTTCGATGATGTTGTTACTGAACCTGTTGTGAAGTTAGCGGCACCAACTGCAGTAGACTTTGTGAGAGCGGTTGTTGTTGTGTCATTGATAGAATAACCAAAACGACCGGCTCCGTAAAGACCGCCTGAAGGATCTTGACCAGCTGCTTCTGCACCTGTAACACCGAATACAGAGTCTTCTTGTGAGTTTCTTCCCTTGTATAGTGGATCATTTGGATTCATGAATCCTGGCTGATTTGAACCATACTTGAAATCAAGGAAGAACACGAGACCTGACGGAAGGTTCATCGGTTGAACTGAAACGAAATCCTTAGCTGCGATTTCAGAAAAGATACGACGAACAAGTGGAAGAGCAACACCAGCCCACTCTTCTGAGCCAGCTGCTGTACCTGTACGTGATGATTCGTCGATAAGTTGCTTTGCTTGGTTCTCAAGAAGAACCGCGATAGAGTTCTTTTCAAACTCTGTCTTGATACCATCAAGAAGTCCTGTCTTTTCCCACTTCTTGATAGCGCCCTTGTTCTCATTCATAAGATTCTTATGAGCTGAGTTCGTCGAGCCTAAAATTGATTGAATACTCATTTATGTGTCTCCAATGTAAAAAGTTATAGTAAACCTGCTAGTTTCTTAAATCTGTCTGCCACCTGATTTGATTCTGTGAGAATCTTCTTCGATGGACGTGTGCTTGCTTGTGGCTTGCTTGCAAATGCTTCCTTCAAAGATGACTTCTGTGTTGGCTTTTGTGCCTTCATAGAACGACCCTTGAATGATTCAGCGAGTGTAGCGTAAACCAACTTGACCTCACGCAAACTTCCTGCACGATCAAAGTTTTCGATAACTGTGATCTTTTGTGACTCTGTGAGAGAGTACGAACGGAACAGTTTGTTTGAGAACAGAAGCTTAGAATTGAGAAGATTGACTTCATTCAACTTTTCACGTAAGAACTGGATGACTGCATATGCCTCGTTGACTTTTTCTTCCAACTCGGCTGTTTTTTCGTCTTCACCTTCTTCTACCGCTGGTGCTTCTTCGTGAGAATCGTCGTCGTCGTCGTCTTCTTCACGTAGGGCACGGAGAATTTCCTTGATGTCAACTTCGTCTTCATCACCCTCTTCTACCGCTGGTGCTTCTTCATCTTCTTCTTCAACCAACTGAACGACCTTTTCTTTCTTGTCTTCTGTATGGTCATCTGAAGCAGACTTGGAAGGTTGTTTGTTATCACCCTTACCAATCTCTGATGAATCAAGTTCTTCTTCGAGTTGACGGATGATTTCCATAAGGTCTTCATCAATCTCCTCTTCGCCTTCACCTTCTTCAACAGGGGCTTCTTCTTCACCCTCTTCTACCGGCATTTCTTCGTCGTCGCCTTCTTCCATTGCTGGGGCTTCTTCGTGTTCGCCTTCTTCTACCGGCATTTCTTCTTCCTCTCCTTCTTCCACATATTCTTCATCACCTTCACCCATTGCCATCTCTTCGTCCTCACCTTCAGACATTTCGTCTTCGGCTTCGGCTTCTTCAGAAAGCTTTGTTGCGATCATTGATTGAATACGTGGTTGGAAAGCTTCTTCGAGAGCAAGCTTAGCATTAGCGAGTGCGACTTCACGTACTGCCTTTGCGTCTGCGATTGCTTCTTTCAGTAAATCTGTCATAAACATCTCCAACTAGTTTCAGGGTTATTGATAACACCTATCTAACAGTAAAAATAGTAGTGACTCTATACGAATAGAGTATTGTACAAATAAATATGAGCTAAAAAATCATTCTATCACATTTTTCTTGTTTGGCATCAACTTTTTTAGTAAAGTACTTGATTTTTCAGTGTTCTCTTTTTTCTGAAACACTGTGCCTATGTCTCCAAGACGAAAAATGTGTTCTACGTCTTCGGAGTTATACAGAAAACGGTCAGATGGTTTTGGTTTCTCGGTTTCTTTTTCTTTATCATCAGGCATTTGGTTGCTCCACTTCTACTTCATAAACATTATTCTCTTCATCATGTCTTACTATCGTGAAATGGCATCCACGAGGTAACGTCAGTTCAGATTCAATACAAAACTCATCCTCAGAGCAAGGAAGTGAAAGTACTCGCATACCGCGTTTCAAGTTTATCTTGAATATCGCCGGTTTTTCTTTCTTACCATAATCAGCAACAACACCACCACCCAAATCTATTTGTTCATATGTGAAACGTTCTGCAACAAGTGGATTCAGGGATGTTGACGTGAAGGCATTATCTACCCACTCCTTTGCCTCTGTAAATTGTTCAAGGACATCGGGAAATACTCCACGGAAAACAACAGTATCATACTCAAGTACTGCACCTTCTGTTCTAAAGTGTTCATCCATGTTGTTGATGGCCTCCATTGATTCCAACTCTTCTTTTGAATACCGTTGGTTTATGAAGATTCGCCGTCTAATTGCGTCGGCCATCTCATCACGTATCTGTTGTATCTCATCGTTTGATAGAATCTCTGTTTCACCAAACTCATTACCCTTACGTAGAAATCTATTGATAGTGGTACTCGAAGAATGGTAATATTTTGCAGCTTTCACTACAACAGGGTCTTCAGTTGGTTTTGATACAGCCGTTAGTTTAGCGAGTGCAACTGCCTGAAATCTTTGAGCAATCTTCTTGATTGATTTCATTGTTTCCTTTGCATTCTCTTTATCACCGACTGAGTTTTGAGTCTTTATGGTTTGCATCAAATTCCCATACTCACGAAAGAACGGTGTAAACTCAAACTTAGCTAACTGTTTCTTTAGGTCTGGACGAGTGTTCTGTATATCCTGAACAATCTCTTCCTGTGTCTTTGTTTCCAATGAAACGTATGACCCGAGCTTCTTCTCCATCTTCTTGTGAGGTGGTAGATTTTTCTCTTCTTCCTTTTTCTTCTCGTCTTTCTTCTTCTCTTCTTTTTTATCAATACCACCAAAAGCGGCGGCTAGTGGGTCTCCACCGGCTTCACCACCGGATGCCTTCTCACCACCACCTTTCTTTGGTTCTTCTTTTGGTTCTTCTTTTTTCTTCTTATCGCCAGACTTTTCATGAACGGATGGGTCAAAGCTATCTTTACTTATGTAGTAAGACTTCCCGCTCTCCTTGTTCTTGACAAGCATCTTATCGGGATTCTCACTATCTGGTTTTTCACCATCTTTTTCAAGCAATATAGATTTTAGTTTTATCATCCTTCACCGAGTTAGTTATTCCATTTCTCGGTCAAGCTTTCTCTGTCTCTTCCGAGAGGCGTTCATTTTGTCTTTCTTCTTTTCAGAAGGTTTGATGTATTCAGTCCGTTTCTTGTACTCTTCGAGTATTCCACTTTCTTTTACCTTACGTTTGAATATCTTCAACATAAGGTCAATATTCATACCGTTTCCTTTGACCTTGACGTGTGCTGTCCTTGGTCTGTTGCTGTGAACTTGATCTGCCATAACATTTTCCTTTCAATTATCTGAATCTAAATTCTTGGTCATCATATGCTCTCTTACTCATAATAGCCAACAATCCTTGTTTTGATTTCGGTATCTTGAATTTCTCAATTGCCGCGAGTTTTGCAGCATATGCATCTTTTGCCTTTATTTCATGTCTTTGTTGGTTCCAAAAGGCATAGAATATACCCTCCCCGTCAGTTTCAGTTACCATCGGTTCATTTTTACCGTCGTCTTCAATTTCGTAATAGCGACTGAGTGTTTCACCGATTTCTTCGTATACACTTTCAAGTCTCTGTTGGAGTTTTGTGATTTCCATCACAGTCTTCTCAAAAATCTTGAACGACTCATTCATCTTACGTGAATGTCTTGATAGTGTCACACCATCGAACCAATCACCCGACTCATCTACAATATTCTTTGAGGCAAACTCAACAATCTTCTTGATGTTCTTGTATGTTTCTCTCAATCTACCTTCACGATAAATCGACTCACCATACTGATTGTACTTGCGAATCAATTCCGTATAAAGTGCCTTTTGTTCTGGTGTCAATGTTGGTTCTTTCTTTTCTTCACCGCCATCAACTCCTTCACCTTCACGCATAAGAGAACGAACTGTCTTTTCGATACGTTCACGTATTTTCTTCACCGTAGATTGATCGATTGATTCACGAACAGGACTTGCATCTTTCAATGACTGTCCACGTACTATATCGGCTTTACCCTGTTCGTCTTTGAATTCATAAGCAATATCAGAACCTTGTCCTTCAATTGATTTCACGAAGTAACCCACCTTCTCAACACCACGAGCATCTTTATACGTCCACTTCGCACCTTTATCGGGTACGTTCATTATTGGAGCTTCTTTGATTTCTACACTTTCGGTTCGTTTTCTCATAAAATACTCAGTTGCATGAAGTCTTGCCCAATCATCTGGCGTGTTCTTATACGTCATCATACGTAAAGCACGTAGCATATTTTTTGCGGCCGTTCCAGTTGGTTTACGCTTAGAGTACGAATCGGCATACATTTCTAATCGCTTGATGTATTCTTGGTTGTTTTGAAGATTGTATTTCTTCACTTCTTCCTGTGCCTTAGCTGATAGTTTTACTCCACCGAGTGTCATCGCCTCTTCAAGCTCAACACCTTCTGCCTTTTTAGGAAGTCCTTTGTGCTTTGTACCGGCAAACTTCTCAAGTTCCTTCTCGGACATAGAGGCCGCTACTTGCTTTACATTCTTACTTACTTTTGAAGCAGGAACTTCCCCACGTTTGTAGGCAAGAACAAGTCCCATAAATTTCTGTTGTTTTTGAGAACCAGCAGGCATCATTTACTCCTATCAAAATATACATTCACATACATCACCAATTTCACAAATAATCTTTGTGATGTTTTCGTTTATACGTTGAAGTTTAGGGTCAATCTTAGCAATAGTCTTGAGGTCAACACCTTCTTTGATAAGACCTTCGCCAACAACTTGACCACCACCGGCAGGGTACATAAATGCCCCGTGAGTAGATGGGTTTGACACGAAGTCCCAACCAATCAACTCAAAGTCATCTTGAACTTCAACTGTTGTTTCATTTATCTCTTTTACTGAACCCATGCCACGGGATGAAATACCGAGACGGATTCCTGCCTGAAGTAGGTTCTTTAGAATGTTGCCCGACGGTGTTGGAAGTATCTCTACTTTACCAACAACGTCATCACCTTCCCAATTTACATCAAGGACGTTGTGACATACATTACGAAGATTGATAACCGAAGAATCCGGATGGTCTAATTCACCAAGAGCACGATTCTCTTTGATTTGTACCTTCTTGTAATTAGCAACTTCACGCATAAGAATCTTCTTTGGATAAACACGTCCATTTTGATTCTTTGCCTCTGC